GTGAGTTTGTCGTCAAGAGTTCTAAAAACACTAATCGCGGTCACGTTGCTGCAGAATACTACGCCGCGCAGGTTTATGACCTCTTGGGGCTCGACACGCCAGAATATGAAATGTACGACGACGGAACCGATTTGACGCTTATTTCGCCGTACATGCGCGGTATGAGTGAACCGCAGGCCAAGGACTATGACGCTATGGCCAAAGGCTTCGCCGTTGATGCCTTTTTGGCCAACTGGGATATCTACCAGAATGACAACTGCTTGGTTGACGCCGCCGGCAAAGTCTATCGCGTGGATAACGGCGGTACGTTCGACTACCGAGTACAAGGTGCCAAGAAGCCTTTTAATAGTCAAATCGACTGGGACAGCATGGTTCGCTACAACCCACAGATTGTAGCTAACCTTACGCCGCGGGATTTTATCAACCAAATTGACGCCTTAAAGGCACGCAAAGACGAGGTGTTGGCGTTTTTCGACGCTGGTAAATTGGCCTCTAAACCGAAGATGCGTGCTATCATCGAGGCTCGTTTCAAAGACCTTGATCGCATCAGAGGACAGTACGAGGTAGAGTTGCAACGCCAGCAAAGAAAGGTTGCGCCGCGAACTCTGAAACCGGATGCGGAAATGTACCGCGAGTTCACCGATGATGAGTTGGCGGAAATCTACAGTAGCGTCAGCGGAATCAGTGCTGCGGACAAGTTAACCAATACCAATAATCAGGTAGGATGGGAGATGCTGTCCAATATTTGCAAGGCCCGCGGTTTCGATGTGCGTCCTGACGTTGTAGATGATAATACCTTCTGGGCCAAGGTGGCGCAGTCAAAATACCATCTGTTCCGTGGCGTTAATGCGCGCGGCAGCGATACGGAATATTACGCTGGCGACTTCAAGTACAACGACGCGTGTTTCTACGGTACGCAAGGTGTTTACGGCGAAGGAATCTATTTCCACGTCAACGATTCTGATAACGCCAATAAAACGCCGTCGGGGTACAAGCACACATCGTCTTACAAAAACGCCCGTGGTTACGCTGGTTACAACGGGGCTATCATCGAAGCTGTACTGGATGATTCCGCCAAGGTGATTACCGTTCAAGACGCTCGTGATGAAATTCAGAAACTGTCGCTCACCACTTCTCCTGCAGCCAAGAAGGCTCTCAAGGAGCAGCAAGACGCGGAGGATAACTACAACAAGTTGTCTCAAGAACTGAACACCCTAACCGACACTACCGAAAAGCAGGTTAAGGCCAACATGCATTGGGACGACTTTGCCTACAAGGACATCCCGTTGCAGATTGATCAGATCATCGACTGGGGTGCTATCGACGATGACGGCAACCCGGACTATATGAAATTTGACGATTTCGTGAACAACCACCTCCGCGGCTGGGTAATGGCGGTACCATTACCGAGAAGAATAACGGCAGTGGTGATTTGGTCATCAAAATGCCGAATACCACGGAGCGTTTTCTGTTCTCGCGTTACCGGTACGAGAATAACGCTATTAAGCGCAAAAGCGGCTTTTCACGTCCGTACAACTATCCCGTCCGCCAGTTTAAGGAATGGATCATGCGCGAGCACTACGGCCGTATCGAAGAAGCTGTCAAGGAGGCTGTCAATAATCTCGACGACGAGGTAAACCGTCTTCAAAAGGAACGCGCTGACGCCTTCCGCGTCTATCAAGAAAAGCGTAACGCAGCCCGTAAATTGGCTACCAACAGCGTCGGAAATCCCGACAAGGACATTTATGCCGGAATATATCAAGCCGCACGATCGTATGACGAGGTATTGGGTGTATACGCTGCGTTGAAGGGTTATGACGCTATGATCCAGCCTAACGGTAATCACTGCGGAAACTCGTTCATGATCGTGTTCAACCGTTCGAAAATAATTACAAGGAAATAAGCCATGAAAAGCAAAGGCAAATATGGTGTACCGCGCAATCTGACGACCTCCGTTGTAGGAGGCGCAGCGTCGCGATACATCGATCGTAAACGCCCGTCGGAACTTATACCGTTCCGCGGCGAATTCCCGATGTTGAATGACATTGACGCACGGGAATTTCGTAAGGCTATTCAGGAAACTCTCACTCTCGATGAGTTGTCGCCGTTGTTCCAGAAGGTAGCCACGGAGGGGCAGCGTATTGCCCTCATGGAACAAGGATTCAAGGAGTACCTGGCGAAACGCGCCGTGACGCCTGCGGACTTTGTAAAATTAAGCAATGCCGATAAGTCGGACTACTTGCTGGATTGGATGAATACGAACTCAATCAGTGTAGAAGCACTCAAAATCACAATTCCGTATGGCAAATATTACATACGCTAACAAGTCGGCGTTTGCGATTAACGACACGGTGAAAGACCTTATCAGCCGCGTGGCTGACGCTACTAAAAACCCCGACGTCGTTATCACTTCGACGTTGCGTACTCCTGAAGCCCAAGCCAAGGCCATGGCCGATAACCTTTACGCCGGCAAGCGTATTCGTTACCGCGCTCCGGGTGCGGCCGTCACCAAGGTATTCGACGACAACTGCAAGAAAATGGCCCGTTCCGAGGTTGAGAAACTGATGGTGGCTGAAATCGAACGTCAGGCCGCCATGGGTCAGCGCGTATCGCTTCATTGCACGACGGAAGAGTTGTATCGCCAGTGTAACATCATCGACCTGTCGATTGTGCGAATGGAGAATCCGCGTGACTTCACCAACGCGCTGGCCAAAGAGGACAAGTGTCGGAAGATCATCACGCCGTTGGCTGATGTAAAGTACGAAAGCCCCAAGGTGTCGATCGACGCCAACGAGCCTGCACTCCACGTTGAAATTATGGCGTGACAATTATAGCTTTGTAAAACTTATAAATCATAACAATATGCCTACTTTTATTGACATGTCAGCGCTGACTAAGCGCACGACTCTGACTGGAAACGAGGAGTTTCAGGTATCAGCTACTGAAAAGGTAACAGCACAGCAGATAGCTGACTTGGCCGATACGGGAGTTAAAGTAGTTATAGTTACTAACTTTAAGACCAACGTTTGGACGGAATTAGGTCAAAACACTAACATCTTTAACAGTATACCCATCGGTGAAATGGTTGTTTTCAAAAGCGCAGATGATGCAGCGTCAGGGCCTGGAGAAGCCTTGATCGGGTATGCTATCAAATATTCGAATTTGATAGTGACATACGTTGGTATGACAACAAACAATGGGGTCAGCGTGATTCCTACGCTGTACACACACAAGTCAGCAGGCGTATATGACACCAAGTGGCAGAAATTACCGGATACAGACAACGGTGGGGTACAGACTGTGGAAATTACAGACTTTGCCATTCCCTCAGTTAATATTACTAAGGATGGTCAGAGTTTCTTATTTTATGCCAATGATGCAAGCAACATCCCTAATACCAACAATGGTGCTACATCCTTTGTAGGTGTAGCTATTGCAAGTCCTATCTACATAACAGGAGCCCAAAAATTTCTGTACTACATGATGGTAGATACTGCAAGGGGCATGTTCTACACGGGGCGTGCAAATATAGAAGATGACACTGTAACATGGAATACTACTCCTATTACTCGCTTAGGACAAGCCGTACATGTTACTGCCTTTACTGAGAGCGCGTTATCTTCACTACTTTACACTTACAAAGCAGGTGATTTTATTCCGTTTTATACAAGTAGTGTCACGGC